CACCCCGTACACGCGCCGCGTAACCCCAGCCGGGATACTAGCAAGGGTGTGCTTCAAACCAGCCACAGCGCCTCCTAAAGGTCATTCCAAGCAACCAGCGGGGCAGTACCCCAAGTAGCCGGTATGCGGTCCCACGTCAGCGGCGGAAGGTCAGCAGTCAGATACCCTGCCCAGTCCGTGCGGGACAAGGCAGCGGAAACGTCATAGTACGAACACGAAACAGTGAGAGACGTGACCGTGGGGATAGGTGAACCACCGCGGCGGATCCCCGTTATCTCCCCAGGGAAGTAAGCGACGTGCCCGGCAGCGAGCGGGTAACCAACCTCGATACGGTCACCGGCCTGCAACTCAGGCCGCGGCGCAACCTCCACCGTCAACTCAACCGCGAGGCTGTTCAGGAACTTAGCCCGCAGTTCCTCCGCATACGCGAGGGCCCCGGCGTAGGACGTGATCATCTCGCTGCTGTAGGCGTACTGTGAGCGCCCGTGCGGGCCCCCGTAACGCAACGGGCCCGACTCGATAGACGCCCGCGCCCGTACAACCTTGCCCTTCGAGTCTTTGCCCTCAACAACCCAACGGTTATACAACCCGTCAAGGGACTGCTTACGGGACACCGACACCAGACACGAACCCGGAGCGGCACGCCACACAGGAACCGTCCCCGGCCTGTACACATGGCACTCACCGTCGCCGCCCATCCGGTAACGGGCGTTGATGCGGGACAGGAGATCCTGGCAGGCCTCGAGGCGTTCCTTGTCATAAACAAGCTTCCGAGACACGCCAAGATCAGTGATGCCGTCCTCAACCACCGTCCGGAAATAAGCGCCCGTCAGCCGCTTGAACTCGCCAATAACAGTCGCAGCGGAAGGCGGTGACTGCGGGGCCTCGAACTTGTCACGGTCAGGGCCGATAGTCAGGTCCGTAGCCTCAAGCTTCACCACCGCCGTAACGATGGGCACCATCCGTTTGTGCGCCGGCAACACAGCATCAGGCTCGTCATACGAATACTCGTCAATGACGCGCCAATCAATCCGCTCATCCGGTTCGTTGTCCGTGACACGGAACCACCCATAATTCAGGGAACCGGCACCGCCCACACGGTAGATGACCTGCAACAGCGTCCCGGCCACACCGAGTGCGTCATCGAACCGCCACGCCCCAAGAGTCCCATCAGGATCCGCAACCGTCAGAGAGAGCGTCTGCCCAATCTTCGTCGTATCCCCGGCAGCCTCAGAACCCGACCACTCCACAACCTCCAACGGTTCCGGAACCACCAACACACCATCACGCCACGCCCAAACCGTGAGCGTATCCGCAGGCCGAGAGCCATCCAACGCCGCCAACGTGTCAGCATCAAGTTCACGCACAGCGGCTCCTAACCAATGGGTTTCTTCAAATCCTCGAGATAGGTTTTCCCGTCCATGAGGTCCTGCTTCTGCTGATACGTGCCGAACATCAGGGCGACGTCCCCGTAAGTGAACGTCGCCGTGAGTACCTTCAGGGAAGGAGCTTTTACACTGTCAGCGGTCATGTCCCACCAGGTAAGCGAACCGCCCCAACCAACATCCACGGGCAGCTCTGTTTTGCGTTGCACGCTGATGAACATGGACCCCGGCAGGTCAATGCCGTAGGAGGCCGGCTGACGGTACAGCAGTTGCGCCGTCGAAGTCAGCAACCCCTTGAGCCGTTTGTTCTCCGAAGCGGAACGGGTACTCATCTGGAACGGCACGCCCCGCGCCTTCATCACCTGACCAAACAAGCCCATCGGCGCACTAGAACCCATAACCTCAATCAGCGAAACGTTCGCCTCATACTCGAGCTTCGCCAACGCCTCACCCCGCAAATACGGGGCCCCATCCACATCCCTAGTGGTTCGGATCGGGATAGCCGACTGCGGCACAAGAGGATCCATCAACCAGGCAGTCTCAGACTCAATAACCACAGCATCAGAGCTAGTCCGCGACGCACCATCCGGGCCAGAGATAACCTCAACCTCATACGTCACCGGACGCCCCAACGGCGCATCATAATCCGTCAAAAACGCGGCATCCACCAGAGTCACACGCCGCGCACCGCGGACAGGCTCACGAACCCCATCCGCGGTACGCCACACCGAAACCAACGAATCCCCAACACCCAAACCCTCAACCGTGATACCCGCCCGCGGGCACGGTGCATCAACCAGGGCCTCAGCCGTAACCGCAACCATCAGCGCCCCGTCCTCGAATATTGAGTTTGTTTGTCAGCCGAACCGATAGCAGCACTAGCAACCCGGTACATGCGCGAATCAAGCTGCTCATTACCGATCATCACCGTCACAGCAGGGGCAGCCACAGAAACCTGTTCAGCCGCCGTAACCGGGCGGTATCCGAAGTCCTGCGCCGCATACTCCCGCCCACCGTTCACGAACCCCGGCAGCTTCGGGAAAGTCCCCGCGTTGATAGCAGCAAGCTCCCGGTCATACCGTTCAGATGAGAACCCGTTGATTACCCACTCGCCACGGTCACCCCGGAAGGTCGGCATCCCCAGGTAATCCACGGCCAAGAACCCGTCCGTTATCTCAGTGCCGGGGCCCGTGGTGGGAAGCCTGCCACCCTCCGCGAGACCAGGAACGCGCCCGCCCGTGGCCTTCTTAGGCGCGAGCACAGTCCCGGCACCAACCGGCGCAGCATCACCCGACAACTGCCGGATAACACGCTGGATCGTCGTCTCGTTATACGTCGTGTTCACCACAACGTTCTTAGGTATCCTGTTAATAGCGCCCGTAGTCTGCTCAGCCATCGACTTAGCAGAACTGGACATCCACGAATCAATAGACACCCCATCAGGTACGCCAAGCACCTTACGTGCAAGGTCCACAGCGGACTGCCCGGTAATGCCGAACTGACCTGCCGCGGCAATAAGCCCGTTGTACGTTCCTCGAAGGTTTCCTTGGAGCGTCTGCTGACTTGCCCCGTTAGCGGCGTTAGCCTTCACCACGTTCAAACCGGCACTAGCCACAGCATCAAGCGCGGCCTGATTAGCGCGGCCCTTCTCAGTATTGATGTCCATCGTCGTGCCGTTCTTAGACACAGCCTCCGAAACGGCATCAATCGCCGCCTGATAATTCCGAGCGGCGTCACGGGCAGACAACTGCAACAGGCCAGCGTTGATTAGCGCGTCAGTGAACTTCACCATGTTCACAACAGCGCCGCTAGCAGACAGGCCAATATCCTCGAGCGCTTCGGCCATTTCCTCAGTAACAGGCTTAGCCTGCCCCGTGGCGTCCATGTAAGTCTGCGTGGCGGTCGTAGCGCCCTGGAGAGACGCCGGCACCTTACCCATAGCGAAGTCAAGCAACTCCTGCTGCGTCAACGTCTCACCCGCAGAAGTAGCCTGCGCCTTCAACGCATCCGCATACTCCGGCGTCAACTTCAGCAGATCCTCAGTCGACAGCCGAGCCCGCCCCTGTGCATCCGCCGTGCGGTCCGTTTCGTCCTTGATCCGACGGAACATCTCCGCGGCCTGCTCAGCAGCTCCGCCCTTAGCCAGCACGCCAAGTTGATCATCAAGGCCAGCCATGTTGTCACGGAGCCTCTGCGTGGCCGAGGTACCGCCCGCTAGATCGCCAATGAAGTTGTTGACGTTATCCATCAGGAGGTTATCGTTCAGGCGAAGGACGCCCTCACCGAGGCCCTTAATCTCAACGCCAAAGCCGCCGTCACGGAAAACATCATCAAGCCGCTTCACCGCATCAGCGCCACTAAGCGTTGCCTGAGCAAAATCCTCGGCGCTTCCAGCAGCTTCATCGGTGAACGACTTCTGAATGGCACCACCGATTTGCAGCGCCGCCAAAGCAGTCGCAGCAACACCCGCAGCCTTGCCAATCTTTCCCAGCACGCCTGCTGTTTTGGGCCCATCAGAAGCCAGGGTTTTGAATGCTGCATGAGCATCGATAACCTTTGGAAACAGCGTCACGAACGCGCCCGCCGCTAGGGCACCAGCCCCGGCAATGGCAGTTATGCCAACACCAGCCCTGAGAATAGGCTCCGGGATGCTACCGATAGCGTCAACCAAAGCCTCAGCGCCCTGCGCCATGCCTCGGAGGACATCGTTAACGCCCGAACCA